TATGGAGTTTAAAACCTCATGCTTCCTGAATTGGAGAGCGAACCACGAGTGGATCAAAAAGAACTTGAGAGATGAAAACTTTAAAGAACTCGCCAATGGCGGCTCCAACAGAGTTCCAATCTGGTTTGCGTCCTCCATAGGACGAAGGGCCCAACCTGACTCCTGTGAAACGGAGTTTGAGGGTGAGAGATTAGTCAAAAGCGTAAGCAAACCACGCCGCGTGCATGACTACTTAGGGCGAGAGGTGATCGCGGACAAGAGTCTCCCATTCACGAAGCTTGTTCATGCTATGCGTGAACGCACAGTCTGGGGTATATCTGGGACATGTAATTACATGTTCCAGGCAATTGCGCAGAAAGCCAGAGCCAGTTATTTTGAAAGATATGCGGCTTCTTTTCACCATGTGGACGTTCCAAAGTCCTTCTCTCAGTTAACCAAAGGTTCAGTTAATCGGTCATCTGATGTCTCAACCTTCGATCAGACAATGAGCAACTTTATGATACGTACCTATCATAAATTTCTCATTCAAAACCAAGGGCTCGATCCAATCATAGAAAAGGCGATGAATCTAGTGATCACTCCTCCTTTTGTGAAGACAAGTGATGTAATTGGAGTAAAGCACAGTTCGTGGGAGGGGAACCCTTTTGACCCCGCCCAAGGTGCGTCCTTACGTGATTGCGGTCTTCCATCAGGAATATTCTCAGTATCAGATGTCGGAAAGGCGGTAATGACTAGCTATTTTCTTGGAGTCGCATTCGCGGCTGGACTGATCAATGATCTCGATTACGAAACCGTTGACTCATTTCTTGCTAAGGGTGGAAATGATAGGATTCTAAGGTATATGAACATGGGAGATGACTCATTTTTCTCCTTTAAGGATGAAAGCACCGCTAAGGCATTTGAGGAGGCGATGCACGCGGACAAAACGTTCAGCGTGAAATGGGATTCGACACCATCCTTCCTATCCTATGAGCTCATAGATCGGGATTCCACTTTCGACGGAATGCCTGGTCTCACAAACGGTGTGGTCAACCCACTAGTCCCAGAGGTCGGAATATCGAATCCAAAGCGATCCAAGACCTGGGCCTTTGGCCTCATGGATCGCCTTAATCACTATGAAAAGAACCCTCAGTTCAGAGTGGTGTACGATGAGGCGCTATCCATTTTAGGTAAAGAGTATGGGTGCGATTTCGCGGCTATAATCGCGAAATCTGCAGTCGAACAACAGATAGAGATCGAGAAAGTCCATTCCCTTTCGAATGTGTACGATCAAAT